GTAACTGAAGCGGGAGCAGTGCCAGCAATAGCTGTTGCTGTCTGCTGACTTCCCACCACATAAGAGACGATGGCGGTTGCCGGGTCTGAAACGGCGCTAGAGGATGCGCTCCCAGCAACCACGAAGCCAACGTAGTGCTGCGCCGACGAGGCGGCTGACACCCCGGCAGAAGCACCAAGAGCTTTGGTTATGTCAGCGCTTGCGCTTGCAGTCGCGGAGGCATCGACTGCATCTTCCAGTGGCTTGGTTACCCCAAGTGCCGCTGTGCCGACTACAGCCGTGCAATCGATTGAGTCTTCGAGATTCTTCGTGACACTGGCAGCGGCGCTGCCAACAGCCGCCGTTGCTGAAACTGCGGACTCAATGTTTTTGGTGACGGAAAGCGGCGCGGCACCAGCGATAGCTGTGCAATTGGATGAGCTGCCAAACTCCAAGAAGCCGCTGTTTAGCAGCCCCCCATTAAACGCGCCGCTCCCGACAAGCATCAGTCAGCCCCGTTAGGCAAACGTGATGGACAGCGAATCAACCGGGAACGTCACCGTATCCGACTGGTTGATGGTCTTGGCAATCGTCAGAGCGCCCCAGAACAGCAGGTTGCCAGCTGTTGCGGCGTCATAGATGCCAAAGTGCGACACGGTTCCCCAGGTCCCGGTTGGGGTTGGGAACGTCACTGCTGCAGCGTTCTTTGTGTTTCCGCCTGTGCCAGAAGAGACCGCACCAGTGGTGTTGTTGGTCGACTTCCAGTTGGTCAAAGACGGAGTCAAAGCGACGCGCGCGTATGAATTGCCGCTTACTTCTGTGCCGCCACCGGCATCCGAGGGAGCCGCAGTCAGAAGACCAATATGCAGCGCGGTTGGCGCGGCAAACGTCTGGGCACGGAAGACGTGGTCAATGAGTTTGTTTTCCAAATAGTCCGACATTGCAGACATGATCGTTTCCTTTCAAAAGAGGTTAAGCGAACTGTTGGCGAACGCTGAACTTCAGCGTCTCGTAAACGGTTTCTATGAGTCCATCGTAGTCAATTGACACCTCCCCTTCGTAAAACCCTGGATCAACATTCAAGGTGGTCCCAGGAAAGTTGAATCGCACAACACCGTCTGATAGCGGTGCAACCTTCTCACAGATGAGTGTTGCAAGTACCGTTTCGCTTCCGGCTTGCCTGAAGAACACGCGAACGAAAATATCCGGGTCATCCAGGTTGATTGGTGACCCATCTTCACGGGTCAACTTCAAGGTAATTGAAGGTAGGTTGTCGCCCTGTACAAGCTTGATGCGCTCTGCCATCTCACACTCCTGTTAGCCGAACCCTGACCTCGGCTCTTGAGTTGCCCCTGATGGCTCGCGATCTGGCGGCGTTGACGCCCGACATAAATGCAGTGAGGTTTGCTGCGCTTGCTGGACCGTTTGTCCACGGCTTGTTTGCCATAGAGAGCAGTCTGTATTTGGCGCCACTTGCAATCACCTCCGCGTAGTCCTCAAACAGAACGTCGTCGAAAGTCGCTGCGCTACGCGATGGCTTGAGAGCCACGCGCATCGTGAGCGAGTTCGATGCTGTCTCTTTAGGGATCGGGAACACGCTGATCGAGCGCTCGTCCTTTTGCAAGAACACTCTCGGATCGGCGCGGCTTTTGTCTGCGCCCGTGAATAAGGTGTTGTACACCTCAGCCTTAGGCACACTATCTGGGGCAGCGGGATCGAGTTCGTTGCTGCGATACCAGGCTCGCATCACCTTCACCACAAGCTGCCCTGTTGGGGGCTCAAGCTCATAGTCGGTGATCCCAGCCAGAATCGTCACAGGGTCGTGATCACGCTGAATGACATGTGTCTTCTCGCAGAACTCAATCAGCGCGGACCTTATTGCCACGTCAGCCGTGATCTCGGGACATCCAGGCACTTCAGGAAGAACGAACTGATAAAAGTCGTCGAGAGTAGCCATGATCAAGCCATATCAAGCTGCGCCGACTTGGGCGGGACGCCATCCATATTCGTCACGTTCGGAGACGTGGAAATGCGGCGGCGGTTTCCGATCCCCAGCGAGTTGGCGAACATTTGGTAATGCACTCCAGCCCGCTGCAGGTTCCCTGCGTACTCAGAATCTTTACTGAAGGCTCGGTACAGGATGTAATCCAGTAGCACGCCAGAGTAAATATCCTCGCTTTGCAGTATTGACGTTGAGCTTAGATCGCCAGTGGTCACGTCAACCGGAGACTTTGAGTAAACAATCTCCAGTTTGTGACCAACAACGGCTGGCGGGTACACGTAAAACGTCTTTGGCGAGCGCTCATCGAACATAAAGTGCTTGAGGCTCGTTGACGAAGTTTCCGTGTGCCAGTCAGGAAGCTGCGCGTCGAGAATCTCACGCTCCACTACGCGGACCGCGCGTCCAACCACGCCTGCAGATGACACATTGCGCACGGCATCCAGAAAACGATTCCCATCAGTGGGAATGGTTTGCTGTGAGCCAGCGGCAAGCGTCATCACAAACGTGGCGGAGTAAATGTCCGGGCGGTGGATTGCAAGTTCACGACGACCATCGTTCAGGTAGCGGAGCAGCTCGGCTTGCGCCCAACGAACGTTGGTTTGGTCCTGAAGGATGTCTCCAGCCCTGGTGAGGATTTCATTGGGTGTTTGTGCCATGCGGCTCTCCTATCTTTGGGATGGCTACTCTTCTGCGACGAACAACCTTTGCGGGCTCAGGCTCAACCTTTGCGGGCTTGGGCTCTTCGTAAATCTCGTAATCGCCAGAGTCCATCAGGACCTTGGCATACGCATAAACATTGCCGTTTCGTTTGTGTCGTAGAAGCATTGGAAGAAAGGGCGGACCGAGTTGCCCCAGCCCGCCCTACTCATCAGGCGTAGAAGAAGCCTTCGACCAGAGCCTCAGACTTAATCACCTTGTAGCCAAACACGTTCAAGCCACGGACGATGTTCCCGAACGTGGACTGCGAACGCAGCGTTTCGACCTTGGTGATCTGCGAAGCAAAGGTGATGGCGTCGCGAGTGCCCGCGTACACGTAGGTTCCCTTGACGGTGCCGGCGCCGGTATCACCAGACATGCGGGTCGCGCCAGTTGCGGTGGGCAACAGGTTCGACACGTAGAGAGTGAAGCGGTCAATGGTGCCGAGGCGACCATTGCGCAACGGAGTCTGGCTGTCGCCAGTGATCGAGGCGTCCTTCAGATCGGACTGCTTGATCATGGCTGCCATCCACGCGGGGATGACCATCCAACGACCCATCTCAGGAACGTTCTGCTCGTCCAGGACCTGACCCATTTCCACGATCTTGTTGATGACCGTGGTCTTAGTCAGTTGAACGCCGGTCAGACCGCCAGTTGCGTTGCCGTCGCCGAGGTTGATGTTCTGGCTCAAAACACCAGCGGCTGCGCCTTGGTTGGCAGCAGCTGCAGCGTTCTTCACGCCAGCCAACACATCGGTGTCCACGGAAATCTTCATCTGCTGAGCAGCGTCATTGGTGAAGATGTCCATGAGCTTGAGGTCAGCCTGCACCTCATCGACGTCGTCCACAACGACCTGGAAGTACTTGCCCTGATCGATATTCAGTTCGATCACGCTGTTGGTCGGGACCTGCGAAGACAGGGTCTGACCTTTGCTGTACGAACTGATGGTGATCGAGGGGATCGTGCGAATCTCGACCTTGTCGCCTTGGTCTTTGATCTCGCCTTCCCAGTCGTTGTTGGTGATCTCAGAAAGAACGGTCGAGCTATAGAACTTGACCTGGAGCTTGCCGGACCAGATTTGCGGGATGAACTTCCCGGTGTAGCCGTCGGTGCCAGCACCGGCGCCATAGTAGTTTCCAGAAACAGCGATGGACATTTGAAACTCCTTGTTTGTATGTCCTCGCCGCCCCCTGTTTGCTAAGCGTTCGTGTCAGACGGGATTGTCTGCTTCAACGAAAGCGCCCTTCAGATTGAGCGGCGAATATGTCGGATTCAATCCGAGCCGCTTCTGCCTCAGTGACCTTCCCACGCCTGACGTCGTCGTAGAAACGAGCGACATCTTCCGTGGTCCAGACCCTTTTTGCCGGTGCTGCAGCTGGCTGCGCTGCCCTCGTCGAGGACGGCACCACCTGATCAGCGCGGCTTGGCGGTCGCGACTCGGTGCTTGGTTGTCTCGACTGCTCAAAGGAGTTGAAGAAGTTGGCGATGCGCCATGCATCGAGCTTTTCGTAAGCGTCGTCAAAGAGTTCCTGCCTCGGGCGACCTGTATACGGGTCGAGCCCTGCGAGGTAGTTCAGGAAGTCCTGATCGGTATTCAGCTGTTCCCACTGCGGAGCGTCTCGGTTCAGTGATTCAAAGAACGCCTGACGCGCGACCTTGCGCTGCGCCTCCGTGACCTGTTCAAGCTGCTTCTTGACATCACCGTCTACGCCATTCGCGCTCTTTGCAGCGCGTTTGACCATGTCGATGAACTCCGCTCCGTACTGCTCAACCTCTTCCGGCTTGATGCCGTCGTTGGTGGGCGCAGGCGTTTCGAGTGATGCGACCTTCTGCTCTGCAGCAGCCAGCTGATCACGCAGTTCGCGGATCGTCTGAGCCATGCGGGGCATCTCTTTCGCAAGACGACCCTCAGCCACTTTGGCGCGTTGCTTCCAGTGGTCAAGGTCGCCGCTCTCATCGGCGGGTTTATCGGCAGGCGGCTGATCTGTTTTCGCGGGTTCCGCAGGCGGAGCGCTATCGACAGGTTCAGTCGGTTTCGGATCAGTCGGTTCAGCAGGTGCTGGGTCGACGGCTGGTGCTGGAGCCGGTGGTGTGGCGCCATCCGGAGTTCCATACGCTTGTTGGTACGCTTGTTCCGCAAGCTCGGCTTGCTTCTCAACTGCTCTTGGTAGTCGTGACATTAAATTTCCTCTGAGCCATGTCCTACGCGCAAGAGAGCCTCATCGGAGTCTCTGCCTACGTGACCGGAGTTCAGGGCGGGTTGATGCCGGGTTTCCCCGGCGGGTTACCTGTGTTCAGTCGAACACAGCTTTATCAGGTCGGAAAGCGCGAGGCAGTAGCCCTGCAGCTTGTGAGCCTGGACTGCAGCAGTTGCTGCCTCCAAGTCATCTCGCTTCGCTTCCCTCTCCTGAATAAGGTACTGCACGAAGTGTTGGAAGTCTGAGTCCCGTCTCAGGCGTTCAACGACTTCGCGCTGTTTTGGTGTGATCACTTCTTGAATGAGGCGCGCTGCCAGGACATCTTGTCCCAGTGTTGCGGCATCGGCTGGACCATCCCGCCGTTAGCCATTCCAGAAGCATTCAGCTTGCGGCGCTCATCTTCTGTCAGCGGGTCGCCGCCAGATACTAGAGTTCGCGGCACATCTGCAAAAGCAGCCATCGGGTCTTCCTCTGGCGTCTTCTTCATGTTGCCCGACAGAACGTCGCGCAAAAGCTTGTCCTGATCTTCCATGCGCTTCTTGCTGTCTTCATAGCGCTTGACTGCAAGTGCGCCTTGCCCTGCTCCAGTAAGGAACGAAGTGAGTTTTCCCATGTGATCTCCTATTGCAGCATCGGAGGCTGCTGTTGTTGGGGCGGCTGCGCCTGAGCTTGTTCAGCTGCAGCTGCGGTAGCCTCCTGCTGCGCGCGCTGAGCCATCAGAATCTCATCAGGCTTCGGCACGATCTTGTCGACATCGATGTTCAAGGACTTGGCGGTCTCGCGCAGAAGCTCTGCACGACCAGCAGGTCCGATGATCTGCATGTCGAATGGGTTGGCAGTCAGCTGCATGAACTCATTGCGGCGCTGCTGCTGGGTCTCCTTGAGGAGGGTCCCGACGATCCCGGAGGCGACGATCTGCATGTCGCCCTTGATGCTGACATCGTCGTCATAGATCATCAAGTGGTCGTAGAAGCGAGTGAGCATCTCGGACGTTGCTTTGTCCAGGCTCAGGATCGCTTGCTTGATGCCCTTGGCTGCGTTCTCCATCAGCATGCTCAAGCCGCTTGCGGTGCGCCCAGCGCCGCTGACGTTGCTGCTGCCGTATACGTAGTTCGGCACTCCGGTGACTTCATCAGCCACCTTCTGGAAGTACTGAAGGACGTTCATCAACGTCTCAGCGTTCATGTTCGGCTGGAAGAAACGAACAGCAGGCTGTCCGCCGCCAGTGCGGTCAGACGTCGTCTGCCAAATCTTCCATGGGTACATCGAGGTCAGGTTCTCGCCGTCGGGCAAGCGGTCAACGCTGACCTCCACCTGGGGACCTGATGCGATGCCCATGTTGTTCGACAGGGCGCGAGCGGCACCATTGCAGATGACCTGGGTGTCTCGCATGATCTCTGGCAGAGCCATGCCCCAGAACGCGCCGGGGATGTTCTCCCAGGCTGCTTTGCTGTACGGGCGGCGACCAAGCGGGTCGGGGTTCTTGATCGCCTTGATCGTATGCGAGCCAACCTTCCAGCAGTTGACCTCGTACTCAACGTGATCCTCAACGTCCTTCATGCCCCACTCGCGGAGCATGTAGCCCGAAGCGGAGCCCCAGAACTCGACGGCTTCGATGATCTCAGTGCCGATCAGCGTGTTGTTCCTGCCCTCAAGCAGGTGGCGTTCGGAGTCGCCCTGCTCCATGTTGCGCAGACCGCCACGCCCGTACTGCTCAAGCGCTGCGCGGATAGCGTCGTCGTTATACCCAGGAACTCCGATCAGCTTGGACAGCGATGCCCGCGTCAGTTGGTGGCGCTGGATGAAGTAGCCGTCCTGCGGCGTCACCGCGTTGGGAGAAGGGAAGCAGTCGTAGGGCGATACGCGCTCGAACGACTCGCCGATGTCCTCAAAGACCTCCGGCTTCCAGCCTTTGGTCCAGCGCATCTGACGTCGTTGCTTGATGACCGGACCCTTGATCACGCATGACGGGAAGGTCACAAAGTCATAGATGACTTCCGACATCGTCTCCGACCAGCGCGCGTCAGTGAGCTTGTCCAGCATGCGACGCTCCATGTTCATGGCAGCGTTCTTGGCAAGCTCGTTCATGCGCTTGGTGACCGTGTCGTACAACTCCTTCATCCGGGCATTGATCGCTCGCGGGTCAATTGCCATGCCTTGCTGGGACACGGCGTCGGCTTCCATCACGACGGTCTCGATGATGCCTTCGCGCATTTCGTTGGGTAGCGCAGGCTCAGCAGTTGGCTGCAAGCTCCAGCTTGAGCCGGTGCCCGACAACAGCACGTCCTTGATCCACGACTCGGCTGCACGGCACTTGATGTCCGTGAGCATCATGTAGATGTCGGAGCCGCCGGTCTGGCGGATCAGTGCGAGCTTGTCGGGGTCGTACTCGCCACGACGCTGGCGCTCGCAGCGAAGCAGGCGCTCGGTGATGTCGGCTTTGGCAGACTTGGCTTCGGTGTAGCAGCGGTCGATGTAGGCGCTCAGGGAGAGAACAGCAGGTTCCTCCTTGATCTGCTCCTTCTCGACGTCGCGCCGCAACCTCAGTGATTCAAGTGCCAT